CTCGGCGTGATCAGCAGCGCGGTGGACGAGAAATCAAAGAGGACCTTTTACAAGGACTCCGAGATCCCGAACTTCGTTTACGAGCTCGTGATGCTTTCCGACCAGGAAGCAGAATTGGTCCGTTCGAAGTTCTCTCAGAAAAAGAAAAATCTCTCTTCCAGCGTACCGAACGCTGGGTCAGACAACCCGAAGCGCCAGTAGCTTGGGAGGATGCGCGAAAACTTTTAGCGCAACCTCCAACTTCTGCCGAAGCGGAAAAACTTTCATTCTTTGTCCAAGTACCGAAAAACTTTAACACTGTGCTACCACCTGATTCTAAATTGTTGGCACGATCCAGGGACGACGTGGAAAAACTTTACACGTCTGCCCGTTGGGAACCTATTCCAGTGGATTATAGTGTTGAGGGATTGAGGAAATTGGCTGAAACTATTTTTGCGCAGCTGAACCCTGATGGGTCACCTGGCTATCCTTGGATTTGGACCGGTGTTACCGTGAACCGAAATTTTAAGGAAAAACCAGAGCTTAAAGAACAACTTTTTGAGTCTTTTTTCCTTCTCATGAATCTTTTACGAGAAGGGAAGGAGCTCCCAGAGCCAGTTACGCGCATTTTCATTAAGAATGAGCCCCACAAACTGGAGAAGATGCTTGATGGCCGTTTTCGTATGATTTGGGCTTTGCCCACTGAATTGCAGATGGTTCATCGAGTTTTTCTCGGCCCTAGTACGGATGCGGAAATCTTGAATTTTTCAGATATCCCTTCCAAACCTGGTTTCTCCACAGTTTATGGCGGCATGCATCAAATTTTTCGATCTTTAGATGATGGCAGCTCCTTAATTGGTGATGCTGATAAGTCCGGTTGGGATCTTACCACTCCTGAGTGGCTCATCTTGGAGGATTGTGAAGCTCGTTGGCGTCTGAATCTTTCCCCTGGTACTTTGTACCGTTGGGGTTTTGATCAGTGCTACAAGACTTTGCTTCGCAGTCGTGTTGTCTTTAGTGACGGCACCATGCTCCGACAGATCATGCCTGGCATTGTGAGATCAGGCTCGCTTATTACTATTAGCGGGAACTCGCGAATGCAGGTCATTTTGAAAGTGCTTTACTGTATCGAAGAACATGGAATGTTCATCGAGCGTTTGCACAAAATTGCGGCCGTTGGTGACGATACTCTAGAACGTCTCCACGGCATTGATGTTGACAGGTACAAAGCCTGGCTTGTGAAACGTGGTTTCAACTTGAAGCATATCAATGTTGGACCTTTGCTTAATGCTGAATTTTGTTCGCATAAATTTCACCGGCTTGCCAATGGTGCGGTAGTTCCTATGCCCACCAATTGGTATAAACACATGTATATGCTCACGTGGAAAGAGAAGAATCGCTTACAATACTTTCCCATGCAGTGTTTTTCTTTGTGCCTTGAGTATGCTTTTGACGATGTTGTTTTTCCTCAACTCTTCGTACACGTTAAGAAGTTTCGTCCAGAATTGGCGTACTCACAGAAATATTTTCAAAACATGATTACTGGTTATGAGAGCCGTGAAACTTTGCCCAAACTTACGGTGGCTGAAATTCAATTCGCCATTGGAGACCCTAGCTGTGAAGCGTTGGTCAGTTTGTATGGGTGTAAGCGACAAGGCCCTCTTGCTGTCGTATTTTGCGATGATGGCGCCGTGTTACCGGCGAATTTTGAGCTGATTTCAAAGTCTCTCTCAGTTCATCCGAAATCTGAAGGTGCACAATTCCTTCAGAAAACATTTGACGTCGTCACACATCCACTTCAACTTGTCCACAAAGCCGTTGTTCGTGGTATTTCTCAAGCGATAGGAGTTCCGCACGTTATTCGAAAGTCTAAAACTGCTGAAACCCAACCAGAATTTATGCCTCCGAAAGGACAGAAGAAAAAGAAGAAGAAGTTACCTGAGAAGGGACGCAAGGGACCGCCTCGGGCTGCAAAGACTCAGGCTGTTGCCGCGCTTGCTCGCGAACTTCGACCGTTTACTCGTTCGAATGTCCGGCGACCCGGATTATCTGCCCGGAAATTCGCGTTTGATCATGCGATATTTGAGGGTCGAGACTTTGTTCAGAAATTGAATTTGACTGCAGCTGGTGGTAGCCCCTCGACGGGTAACCAAACCGCTGGCACAATTCTCTTTCAGCAAAAGATTCAACCGTGGTCGATGATCTCTAATTCTCGTCTCACGAAAGTGCTCAGTTTGTTTGAGCAGTGGCGTTTCAGGAAACTGAAATACCATTTTGAGTCTGCGCTTGGGGATCATGTTGGCGGCAGTATGCTTTGGGTGTGGGAAACCAATCAGTTGGACCCACTCCCCCTTACGAACGCGGCACCAGCCCCTGGTGTTCTTGGCAAGTATGATTCTCATGCCTGTGCCACTTGGATTAATTTCAATGGCAAAGAACATAAACGTGGTGGCAAAGGTGCATCGATGAATTCTTTGACTTGTGCTGTTAAGACCCTTCCTGGGCCAATCAATGGTCGTTTTTATAATGACCCTGATGATTCCCATGTATCTGAAGCGAACACGCAGGGTCAAATGTTTGTCATGGTTCAAGATGCTGTCAACAGCATTGGTGTCACTGGTGGTTTTCCAACCTCCTTTGACGCTGGTTCTATCTTCCTTGAATGGGAGATTGAGTGCTTTGTTGCAGCTGACGAGTCATCTGACACAACTGGCGCTTTCGCAGAATTTTTTGCCGGGAATGGAACCGGTGTTTCGATTGCCTCTGGCATCAATTACAGTTCCGTCTTGGGCACTAATTTTTCGACTGCGGCATATAGTCCGGCGACTGCTGTCGCACCTCCTGCTGTTCCGACTGTTACCACTGCACAATTGTGTCGTACCAGTTATGTGGCACCACATCAAGTGATTGAGGACACAATTGGC